GACTATGTGCGAAGAGCGCTTGACGCATATCAGAACATAGAAACAATTTCTCTATACAAGGTTCGCAGCTCACAACCGGCACAGGTGGATCACGGAGAGGAAATTGCATTTCTGGAAAAACTACGGAGTGCTTATTTGTATGGTTCTCGATCTTGTTTTAGTGCTCTAAATGAGCGTATAGCACAACTGCGCGCCGACCATATCGTTGATACCAACGATATGGTAGACAAAAAGGAACCGCCTACACGCTCAGCGCAAGGCTAAGACTCAGGGAGCGGCGGCCTGTTGATTTTGCAGCAGTAGGAAATGTAATATTTGTGTTGCGACCGCCATTATGCCCGCCCGCAGCAGTATCATCAATGGCCCCGCCACCGCTTGCATCGCAATCGGCAAACATACAGCCAATAACGGTTACGCCTCCGGCAGGCATTTGCAGATAAAACGGACTGCCCGGAGTGTCAGAAATAATAGACGCGCCATCGAAATCACCAGAAACATAGGACGTAACAATAATTGTATCTCCGGCAGGTTGAGTATAGGTCGATCCACTATTTAGCACCAATCGCGCATATGTCCGAGTTGCCATACTAAAACCCCCCGCCGTGCAAATAAATCGTTTTAGGTAGTGATGCTGTGCCGGTAATTTTGCTATTTGTTCCCAGCATTTTCCAAAGTGTCGGCGCGGTACTGGTTATTGTTCCACCTACAGCGGCATTGCCAACAATACATAGCGTGTCCCCGGCATTAATCATCGTCCCAGCTATCGTCATTGCGCCTATGGTGTCCATCTGAGCGCCAAAATAAAGTGTGCCGCTAACCTGGTTAATTCGTCCCATCCTGCGCACTGTCAGAACCGAGCAGGCAAATGCGCTGGTAGCGTCAAATATGGCTGTGTCTAATGCTCCCGGCACCTGTACAGGCGTCCAGTTACCCGCAACTCCCCATTGCCCGGCCGCGCTTGCATTCCACACGTAGGATGTCGGATTGGAATTTTGATATGTCAGACTAATGCTCCCGCTCGTGATGCCATTGCCGTTACTACCAGCAACCGTCACGGCTCCTACGGCGTGCGCTGGAGCGGTAAAGCGCCACTGCGCAGCGCCCTGGGAGGTGATAGCTGTGCTGGAGCCGTCAACGGTCAGGGAGCCGCCTGCGGTCCTGCCATGCGTTACCGTGAGCGTACATAGGCCACCAGCACCTGCGATAGGATTAGGCGATATCGAGCTGAAAAGCAAGCTGTCGAAAATCACATTGCTATCGTTCCCGCCATTGTAACCCGTGCCACTGGTATCGTAAAGCGGCCCTCCCTGGATTGCTATGTCTGTTGCTTTGAGACCGGAAAGCGCCACGGCGGCAGGCAGATTGATAGTCGCCCTATTCCCGGCGCTTCCGGAACGAAGCGTATCATTGTTTGCAAATGTGACGTATTTTAGAGGATTCAAAAGTTTTAAGGCTTGGAAAGTAAAAGATTTAGCAGTTGCAAGAATAAGCCCCTTTATATTTAGATTAGCATTCAGATTAACAGTCTCACCGCCTGACAAAGAAAGAACCGTGCTGTCAAGCTGCACAACGCCGGAAGTTGAAAGCTGAAACAATCCTCCGCCGGTTGATTTAATAGTATCCTCCGCAATCCTGCCCAAAACTGAATCGGTTGCCGATGCTGAGTTAGCAATGAAATTCCCGGAATAGGAAATATTTTTGCTATTGAGCGCAAGCGTTCCTGTAGTGCGCGTGAAGTTGTGGCAACTAATATTATTCGTAATTGTCAAGCGCTTGGCTGTCGTCTGCGCTTCCTCAATATCATACGCAAGCTGATTAAGCAAATCAATGTTTGAAGCCGCTGTTCCGGTCATTTTGATTAGAGATGGAGTCGTTGCAATTAGTCGCACAGAGTCGCCCAAATCAAAGTTGCCGGTATCAATTATAGTGCCACTTGTCCAGAGTGAGCAAAGCGCAGTTTTGTAGGCTTTGCCGATGTTATAGCCCTTAAAATTCAGCGTAGAACCAGCGGCATAAATCTTAAACTGCGCATTTGTGCCGCTCGTGCCCCAATAGCTAAGAGAATTTCCTGACATTGTATTGCCATTTGTAGTCAATGTATGAAATACGGGCGAAGTTCCAGCCGATGAATAAATATTCGCCCCACCCATCCCCGTGCATGCGCCATTCAAAACAATAGTATCATTAGTGACCGATGCGGCCAAATTAAAATTTGTTGTGCCCGTGCCAGTATTTGCATACGATGTAATACTTGTCTTAGGCCCATTGGCGCCGCTGTTGCCAATAGCAATCGTACCGTTATTTATGAAAGTGCCCTGCGTCCAGACATATCCAGATTTTTGTGATGAAATGTTTTGTGTTATGCTAACCGGATTAAAAAGCGTGCCAGTGCCAATATAATAAAGCCGACGTATTGTAATTCCATTGCTAATCGTATCGATTTTTGCATTTGCAGCAACGAACATGCTATCTATTGTTTGCCCTGCTTTTACAATTATTTTTCCACTTCCATTGTGCGTCAAATCCCATCCGGTAGTAGTCAACGCACCAGCAGCATTGAGCGTAATATTCCCATCACCGTTGCGTATCCATTTCCCCGATACCGTAACAGCGCCGCCGCTGCCAATGGAATCCATTGCTCCGGCTGTAGTTATCGTCTGTCCGCCATCATTCCACGCGCTCGTATAACCAACACGAACGATTATCGAATTGCATGTAAGCGAAGCGGTTGCGGTAGACGCGACAGCCGCGCCCGTTGCATCGAAAACTAAATTATCATTTGTGAGCGATCCGCTGCCGTCATAGTTCGCAGTATTGTTCATGTCCGTATTCGTGCCGCCGCTCCATGTGCGAGTAGCCGCATAAATTGACAGAGACAAGACCAACAAAACAATAAATGCTTTAATAATTTTTTTCACGGTTTTTATTCCTTCGCCGCGGGCTGATTGCTAAAAGTCAACTGAGCATTAACGCGCATCACATTTCCACCCGTCGTCAAATCGGCGGGATATAGCACGCTATATGTTTCTGTTTTTGCCTTAGTTTCCGCGTCCATCCATCCGGCTTGCACATACAAAACTTTCCCGGCAGGCACATCACAGATCCGTTCTTGATTAAGCACCGGGTGCGCGGGCACAGTGTCTTTCGGTATCCGTGACATATCCACGGTGTCCCCGGCCAACACCGCCTCTGCTTGCGCCTGCGCCAATGCCGCGGCTTGCGGTATAGCTTCCTTTACATGCGCTATTACTATTGTGCTATCGAGCAGAGTAATATCGCCGCTGATATCGGCGCTGCTAAATTTTCCACCAAGCAACGCAACCGCCGTTATAGCCGCAAGCCCTGCCAGCCCGGCCCCAACTATTGCGCCTTGTTTCGCATCGCCTGCATTGCCGGGCATTTGTGATTGCGCAATTTGCGATTTATATGCAGCGTGCGTAATGCCGATATAAGAAAACAATACGCCGACTATACCAGCGGTTACGACAACCCATTTCGGCACCGTAACACCGCTCGCCATTGGTACAGCCAATGCCGGGACAATTATGCCCCAATATATATTTGCTAGCTTCTGTTTCTTTCCGTCAAGCCACTGCCAAGCACTTTTAAGCATCTCATTCTCCTTTTTTATATTTCACCAGCGCCAAAAGTTTCCAGTACCAACATACAGCAGATACAAACACAAAGCGAAGTACGCATATTTGAATATTTCAATACTTATTTTTTGCAGCATTTGCTAATAGGCCATCCTCACTTTGTATTCGCGTTGATATTCGCTGCACCAGAATTTAGTCAAATCGTTATTCGGTTTTACTTCGCTCGCCCGCGCGAAATCGCAATACGGACAAATCCATTGCCATTCATTTTTACCGCGCACCTTATGAACTTTTGCGATTGCTAATTTCTTTTTCATTTTTTGCTTCAAAAACTTCTCTGCGATCCATTGCCGAATGTACCACTATACAAAAGTCCTCGTCAAAATGATAGTCAAGAAATGGCGCACATGGACACTCGTTTGATTGCGTGTTGTGTTCAATCAAATCATTTTTCGGGAAAACATGCCAATGTTTCATTTTTCACCGCCTAACCTCAACCGTATATTTGCTCATCGGAAGCGGCACCGGCCAAACCGGACTGTAGTAATTCCCGTTCGCTGTCCATGGCGCTCTCGGTAGCGTGTCTATCCATGCGCTGTCCGTGCAAAACTCGCATGCCGCAATCCGCCTCACGCACACTATCACCGTGCTGCCCAAGAAGGGTGTCCCAGACTTCATATTCGTAGTCTCGGAAATAGCATTGCTCTCCTGGCCGCTCTGCGAACAGGCCGCAAATGTCAGAATAAAAAGCAGGTTCCGACATAGCATTAAAAAACCTTTAGTGCTTGCACAAGAAATACCCCATACACTATAACGACAGCAAGTAGCAAAACCAATAATATCAAATTTCCTTTATCCATTTTTTTCATGCTCTTTCAAGCACCATTCAATTTCCCGTATGCATTTTTCGATAGACTCACATGCATTCTGCATTCGTTTCGCATATTCAAAACACGCTTTTTCAGTCAATGCCAGCATCCTTCGCCCATCATCCGCGAGCGACGGATCGTGGCTGACATATTCTGATGTACCGCTGATAACTGTAAGCTTATTGTTGAAACTATGCACGGCATCGAGCACCTCTCTAAGTGCGTCCCGGCATTGTCTGCATTTTTGTTTGTCAAGCACTTCATACCGTCTATTTCGTCAAAACCTGAAAAATCACACCTATCAAACACATTATCATAGCTCCGCATCCAGCGATAACCCATGCCCGCATCGTATTAATTGCGCGCCATATTTCATCGCATGCCTTTTCAAGTTGTTCAATCTGTTTCTCGTGCGCAATATGAAAAACACACATACGGAACTCAGGAATTAACCGCGTATCATTCAAATTATCGTGATCGCGTTTGTTGTGCTCATATGCGTTCATATCGATTTCGCCCAAGCCGGAGAATGTTGTTTCGCGAGCATTGATAATTCTTCAACCGTCCAGCACAGCGGCATAAGGCCAGTTTCAATACCGCACTGCCTTCTAAACCCTATTATTTCATCTACATTTGCATATGGATTGCCTATTCCAGCGCAGCGCACAGCGGCATACATCACCGTGCGCTTTATCGGATTTACACCCATAAATTTCATGGCTGACATAAAAATATCGGCGTTCATATTCCACGGCAAAATAGCATTGCTGCAAAGAAAATCATGCAGGATTGCAGGTGGGCCAGTCAATGGATCGGTAGGATTGAACCATGCACGCATAATGCGTGGACGTATTGAGGCAAAATCACTAGTAAAACCAGCAGGTACAATCAATCGGCAATTGTCGAGAAATATCTCATACGCAACAAGTAAGCGAAATAGCGGCAGGCCAATAGTGTTAATTGTGCCCGTAGGTTGGACCTGCGGTTGACCGCTGGGAAATTGAATTTTGTATTGCTGCATATCAGAAACCATTAAAAAAAATGATTCCGTTATTTGCGCGTCTGTCAACATCAGCGGTGTCTATGTGAATCCAATTCACATTATCTTCGATGCGAGTAATGTATTTCAATTCTTTTCCGAAGTGCCCGCCCCGCACCCGTTGCCGAAAATCGTCCGCCGCTATTCCCTGAATATCAAAATCCGCCGCCGCGCCCCTCATGTGCTGACTGTACCGCGCATCAATTGCAACCGTGCGGAAACCGCGCTGTTGAAAATTTCCTCCACTGCTCCAGTCGTTAACAGTCAGCGCCACGCCTATTTTGTCCCTCAATGCATCAAGCGTCCACAATATGCGCCCATCAAGCAATATCCACGCTTTTTCGCCAAGTACATCAAATACCTCTTTAGGCACAAGCTCCTGCAAGACAAAATGGCGCGGGCGATAGTACATTTTTTATTAGCCCTTTTGGAAGTACAATTTTATCGTCGTCGCATAGCTGCCATTGTAAACGATCTTACGTATCTGGGGCTGTAATCCGCTGAAAGCGCTGTTCGCGCCGTTATGCCTGCGCGGGTTAGCGTCTGTCAACTGACTTGCCTCATAATAATAAATGTATCTGCCGGATGCGGCAATGTCCTCGACGGCATAGCATTTCAGTCCCGGATAAACTGTGAGCAAATCGCAATCGCTATCGATTGCAATCTCAGCCGTTGCATACCACCCATTGATTTTGTTGAGGCATTCAAGCAAATTTAATCCACCAGAACCGCCCGCGAAATTGCCGACGCCGGGAACCGTTACGCCCGGTTCAAGATTGATTGTCTGACAAGTATTTGACATGTGCGAAACCTCCTGTTAATAAATTTGACGCCAATATGTTCCAGTATTTATAAAACCAACAGAGTCACCAGCAACACGAGACAAAGGCCCGCTTCCAGCACTCAAATCAAGATCGTATGTGTTTGCTGGAACCGTCCCCGTTTTGTGGGTATAGCCAACAGTCCCCGTGCTGATAAGAGTTATTATAGAGCCAATCGACCAACCCGTATATGTGATGTATGATACAGTTCCGGCACCAACATTGTAGGCATTTCCGCCAGCAGAAACGGTTAGCGTAGCTGTTGCAATAGAACCCGTCCCTATGCATCCAAGCATGCGCCGTTGGCCGCTTACCTGCACCCATCTGTCAACGTCAAGAACAAATCCAAGTATTTCGCCGGGCTGCGCAATGTAATTTGCTCCGCCATTGAGCAATATCCCGTATTCTAAATTAGCGTGCCGTATTTCGCATGCTGCCACAAAATAGAGATAAACTATCGCTCCACTTTGCCAACCCGAATACTCTATCGTTTGCAATTTCGTTGAGTTGGTAATGTGCATATAGTTTCCCTCACTCAAAACTATATACGAACCGCTCGCGACGTTCGCGCCCTTCAACAGCGATACCCGGCCCTCAAATGTAGCGCGGATGTTTTCGTCAATCTGCATTGCCATTGTTTCTGCGCCGGTTGATATTTTATTTACATATAGATTAAATTCAGATCCGGCATCACTTGTAGAACAATAGCCTAATTTCCCCATGCCTAAGTTTGTATTGCTTGCCCCAAGCCTTCCCCAGTGTAAATATTTTGCTTGGTTAGTCGTTGTTGTTGGGATAAGAATATTATAGGCGTTGTCCTGATCGTTCTGATTAATCGTATCCGGCTGTACCAGTGGCAATCTCTCATACCATCCGCCGCCATTCAAATTCCACGTATAAAACACATCGCCGACACTGCGGTAATTTCCAATAGGCAAAGAAAGCCCAGAGCTATATCCACCATACCACGGTAGATCGCCGACAGAACCAATAGGATACCGGCAATGGGAGCTTGTGAACATGCCCGCACCAGAGGCGACAACAACAACCGGCATATCTCCCGAAGTATATGTTGTCGGCGTGTCAATGTCACAGTTTACCAAACGCAAATCGCGCGAACCGGCCAGCATCGAAATAATAGTGGCATCATCATAGCCTGTGTAGCTGTCCGTGCCCAAGCTATAAAATTTATGCCCGGAAAAGAAACTGCCGCAATGTAAATCTTGTAGAGTATGCAGCGGCGTCGCCGTCTGTGCAGCCATAAGCAGAAGCGCTTTTGTTGTGCTGCTGTATGTGCTGCCACCATTCACTTTAATAGCGCCGTCCTGCACCCACCAGAAGAAATCACCGTCGTAATAATAATCTGATAACAATGCTAGTGGGTTATTAAATTCAAGTATCCCATATTCAGCTTTCACACCATATGTTACTATACCCTCTGCATAATTATTTTGGAAAAGGCAGTCATTAAAACGCACGCCCTCAATTTCATCGTCGTATGCATGCACGTGCGCTGTTGAGTTATTGACAAACTGCACTCTATTAAAACTGCAATATTTCACGGCGCCGGTATCATTGTGATCACCGATGCCAAGTCGTACCGCTACGCCGCACATTTCGATATAGCAATCATTCACTGTGATTTGACTATTTCCAGTGTCACTGTCATTCTTTATAAAGTACAACCCATAAGTTGCGTAGCCTTGGCCTAAGAGCAGCAATTTATTTACAACCGTATTGCTGCATCCCAAAAATGTGAAGATAGGCCCGGCGCCGCTAAGTCTTTTAATACTGGCCCCATTGCCATTGATAATTAATCCGCTCCGGCTGTCCAGCAAAAATCCGTCGCTGCCCGCTATTGCATAGACTTTCCCCGGATTCATTTCGATGCGGACGCCAGATTGATCCGGTATGGCCGCAAATGTGCATCCGAGTGCAACCGTGTCATTGGTGCTGCCATTGCCGACGGCCCCGAATGTTTCCGGCCGTAGTGACTCAATGCCGGCCAGAACCGGCGCATTGGCAACTGAGCAGGAAAAGTGCTGTGTCGTGTCATCGGCTGCAATCGCTGCCAGTATTGCGGGGTTAATGGCGACCGTCCATGTCAGCCTGCCATGTGGCTCAAAAATGGTAGTGACTGAGCCAAGGCCGGGAGCGCTGCCTATCAAAAAGTTTCCCCACGGTATAACAACCGCCTGGTTATGGTCTGTGCTGTTTATCTCTGGCACCACGGCATAGGATGCAGCATAGCCTATGTAGGTAGCGTCATCAGTTACGGCGTCGCCTACGGCCCCAAAATAGCGCACGTTGAGACGTCCATCATAATCACGCACCCATCGGCCCGTACCGCCCGCATCCGGCACAATGTGCGCGCCGTAGTCCTCGGTATCGGTTGCCGTAGCATCCCAATGGAAAGCCCCGCCACCGCCGTCGCCTACAGCCCAGTATCCGCGGCATATCACCATATCATAGGCACCTGGATCCAGGCCGCGCATGTCAGTAAGCGTGGCGTCTCTGGCATCGTCTACGCAGTCTACAGTCGCGATAGAGCCAGCCCCGCCGCCAATGCCAACATTGTCCACCAGCCAGACCTGTGCGTCCGCATCGGTCTTCATAATGAGTTTGTAGCGGCCCCCGCCAAGAAAAACTATGCCGCGCCCGTCGGCATCGAGCACAAACGGATTTGCTGTTGCCACCAGCCCGTCGGCATCGCTGTACATGTCTTTTGGCGTGCTCGTGCCAGCCTCATATGCATACAGTTTCCACCCGGCCCCAGGGACGCCATCGCCATCAGATTCTTTAATCGGCCACGGACAAAGACTAGCCATAATTACCGCCTATTTTGTGCGTTGCAAATTTCTTAATGTCGAATATGCATTATTCATAGACTCTGCAATATTTTGCGTAAGTGGCGATGATTGTCCTACAAGTTGCGGACGAACATTGCCAACAGCATCCTGATAACCATACGCTTTATCAAACATATTTGAAATATATCTATCAGGATTTACCAATTTTTTATAAGCTTCTGCTATTCCTTTTCCTGCGGCACCTTTTAAAATCAATGCTGGGTTTGCCGTTAATATTCCAGCAGCTAATTCACCGCCGGTAAAAACATCAGTAAGATCAAATATTCCCTTGCTTGATTTTCGAGCATTCACAAGGGCGCGTTTTGCCACTTCGTTTTCAATGGACTTGAGCGCTCCATATTGATTTTTCAAATCCTGATAGCCTTCACCAGCCGCTTCTGTTATTCCTTTGTCTAACTGTTCACGCATTGCCGCAGCAACAGATCCATCAATTCGAGCTTGTGCCTTTGCTGTTCTATGCGCATAATATCCAGCAAGAGAACTATTCAAATCCTTAATTCTATCTTGCACAATTTCGGGAGACGCATCATGAAGTTCAGATATTTCCGACTTGAGTTGATACGCATATTTTCTTGCATCAGCCGACCATTTTAGACGTGGATCATTTGGAGGCAGCGTTTCTTCTGGCCCCTGCGCTATTTCATCAAGTTTTTTTAATATTGGTTGCGCATCAAATGTTATTCCAGCTTCACCGGCTGATTTTGCCATTGTATTATACTTATCATAAATAACTTTTTTAGTCTGGTCAATTGCTTGCGCAAACTCAGCGGCATTACGAGGTCTTGCAATAGTTTCACCGGCATCATTTACAAGAGAAATATTATCTTTGTTTTCTGCAATTGTTTTTATAGCTTGATTAGCTTTATCATAAAAAGTATCAAGCGCCTTCATAGAGGGCTTACCAATAACTGTTGGCTTTATTCCTTTACTTACTCCCTGTTCAATCGCTTTATCAACAATATCAGTACCTATTGTTTTTGGCAAAACTCCAACACGAGCAGCTTCAATAGGATTTAAGCCAATAAGATTTGACATACCTACTGTTGCACGCCAATTTGCAGATTCAGGTGTATTGTCTTGCATCATGCTGGAAAGATTTGAAACACCCGGTAATTGACCAACTGCTTGTCCGGCTTTGCTTACTGCACTTCCAATAGTACGATAGCCGGGCAATTGTGCCGCATTCCACAAATCACTAATTGTTCCTGTTGCGGCATTGCCAATAAAATTTCCGACAGTTCCCGCTAATCGTCCGATACGCTCAGGAACAGCCGCGAATTGTCCAACGCCTTGCGCAAGTGCCCCACCGCCAAGCGCCTGCGTAGTTGCATCACCTATCTTTGTAGACGCGACAACATCTTGCAACCCCTGCTTGACACCGGCCATTGTCCGTGCCATGCTTCCTGGCTGAGCCTGCTGCGCGGCGGGCTGTGCTGCCGCGTATTTATCCCACGGCCCCGACTCGCTCACGGCAACATTTGCGTATTTTTCCCACGGCCCGCTCATTGTTTCTCCCAGTTATTTTTATCAGCCGGATCGCCGCCCTTGAATTTATACCCACCCTCAACAGTGCCAACTTTAGGGCCACTTAATCCTTCCGGCTTTTGCACGGCGCTGATGGATTTAAACCCGCTCGATTTCCATTGTTTATAAGTCTCAGGATCGACGCCTTGACTTTGCAATACTTCACCAAAACGAACAGGATCGGCCTTTTCCAAATCAGAATAGCCAGCTATTCGCGCAAATTGCGTTCTATTTATCTGGTCGGCAGCTGTTTGCTTTTCACGCGCTATGCTTCCGAGCATGCGCTTTACAAATGCTTGTTGCTGTGTTCCCTGTGGATTGTTCACAAGAAATTCAGTTAGCTTTTTTACATTACCCCATACCGATCTTGGCACAAGCGCTTCAACTTGGCGTTGTGCTCCGGTATTAGAACCGGAAAGCATAGCATTCAGCCCAATTGCTAACTCCTCAACTTGCCGCGAGTCTAAATTTCCATCAGGCAGCGCACTCGCAAGAGATTCAAGTCTCTCGGCCCTGTCAAAGACCTGCTTAGAAACACCAAGCGGCCCGCGCACTTGGCCGGAAGGATCAATGGCTTTTGAAAATTCAGCAAAACGCTTGTCATGAAACTGCGTTTCTTTTTCACCAAGTGCAATCGCATTTCCTTCTCTTGAACGCGCTTCCATTGCTTTATTATGGCGCTCCTCCTCAGTTTGCTTTCTTGTATCAAGCGTTAAGTCGGCTGAGTATTTCGCACCAGTGAGATTTCTTGTTTCTCTTGAGTCAATCAACTTCTGCATATTATCAAAATCACCTTTGGAAGCAAGCGATCTCATAATTGGCTTTTGCGGATCGTCATCAGAAAGCTGGCCAGCATACGACATAGCACTTGCCATGCTGCCAAAACTTCCTGCCGCCTGTTGAGATATTCCGGGAATATCATAAACCCGCTTGCTTACTGTGTCCCAATCGACATCCCCGGTTGTACGGTCATGGTGCTCATTGAGCAATTTGCCGATAGCCGCCTTTTCATAAGCCGCCTGTTGTTGCGCCTGCTGTTGTTGCATTTCCTGTTGTCGTGCCGCATCAATTTGCATTCTCTGTACCTGCATGTCCTGTTGGCGCGCTTGCATCAATTGCGCATTGTTCTGTATGTCAAGCAAACTGCTGTATGGCTTGCTCACGCCTATTGTGCCGACATTTGGTTGAGTCAGATTCATAATAAATCCTATATCGATTGCGTATCATATCTTGGCTGATTGCCAAAAAAAGAATTGTCATAGCCATTATAAACTGGCTGATACTGAATCGGCTGCGTCTGGTATGCGTTTGCATTTGTCGGTTGACTCTGCGAACTACTCTGCATGCCGCCACCAATTTCGGCCAAGTGTTGGCCCTGTCCTATCGCCGCATTTCCTGCCGCTTGCCAGCCTGCCGCCCGCACATTCCCACGAGACAAATCAAGATTGGCAAGCGTTTCGCCTCTCTGTAAAGCAAGGTTTGACAGTGCGCCAGGAGCTTCGCTGCCATAATTCGATAGGCTTGCATATTGGTTGTATCTGTTCTGATTCTGTCCGGCCTGTTGGTTCCAATTGTTAAGCGCTGTGTTGTAACCAAATGAGCGATTTGCATTGAATTGGTTGAGATTCGTGCCATACATATTCTGAGCAGCCTGCCGATTTGTATTATACCTGTCAAAAGCCTGCTGATATTCTTGGCTCGCAAGATTGCTGCCATAGCGCTGAATCGCTTTCAATGTAGCGCCGGACAACAGACTTCCGCGAGCAGCGGCGGTATTCTGTATTGCGTTCGTGCCCTCTTGCAGTCGGAATTGATAACCCGGATCTTCCTCAAAGTTAAAAGGCTGTTCAGTATAAAGCGGTTGCTGTTCGCTATTGCTGTAATTCATTGGCGCAGTATCAAAAGCCCCGCTTTGCACAAGTCCCTTGAGCGTCGAATAATTTGAAAAGTTTTCATCCGCATATGGCTGCAAATATCCAGCCGCTTGCGTATAGGCCGGTTCGACTTCAGCTTTTGCCTGGTCGAGTGCGCGCTCCTGATCCTTTTCAGATAGCCATGCAGAAAGATACCCTGCAATGTCCTGTTCTGCCATGCCGCCGATTTGCAAGCCTTTACCCCAATTCGATCCGCCGCCCCCGCCACCGCTGCCAGAAGACATCAATGAGCTAAAGTCCATAATCCCCTCACGCCTGTTTTTCGATTAAAACACCAATATTATTCTTTGTCTTCTTACGCCGAAGGTTCCAAAATTACCCAGGCTACATCGCTCACGTCCAGAACATTTGTGCTACTTATTGTAAAGGAAGTTCCCGCCGTTCTTGCTGAAACATAAGGCGCACCAATATTCGTTAAAGTTCCACCCTGCGTTGTCAGTATAATGCGACTGTTCGCAGTCACAGCAGTCGTGCTCACTGTTATTGCCCCTGCGGAAAGGGTCGCGAGGCCCATTCGGGCGTTCGTGCCCTCCTTGATATTCAAACCTTTGCCAACGGTTGCGAGAACAATATCACCACCCACATATTCGTCTTTAGTTACACTCAGCCCGCCAAGCGTTCGTAGGCTGGCATCTGTTGTCGTAGCATCAGTGATATCAGTCACTAATATTTTGCCAAAACCGCCTTCAAACAAATAAAGTTCGTCTATTACTATGCTTTTTTGCCCCGCATACGGGCCTGACGGGTATGTAAACCCATTATTATCGGAAATGTTTATTCTGAAATACCTATACGCGGTACTCACCACAGCGCATGTATAATTTCGTATCTGTCCAGATGTCCAACTAGTTTCATTTGTCACAGTGTGAAGAACATCCCACGTAGAATCATTATTGCTGCCCTCCATAGTCCAGGCTTTAGGAGCGTTAGTCAGGTCGAGAGACGAAGCGTGCGCTTGAATGGAATAATTGTTAAGAAGGTGATAAATTCCAACACCTAAATCAATTTTTAACCACGCCGGAGCGCTAGTAGATACCCAGCGGCCATAAAATATTGTATGTTGACCATCAAAACCTTTATACGCAGGATAATAATCCCCTCCAGTATTATACTCCGAACTTGCACTTGCAACATAAGGAACAGGTAGTACATTACTCGTCATGTTGTGGGGGGCGAAGTCAATATATGAACCACTAAGTGGGTGCCGATGTAGCGTAGTTGAACTACCATTTGTCAAATCTGTAGCGTTTGCCGCTGATAAGTGCGTATAATTAGTAGAGTTCAAATCCATCAACGCGGCATGGTCAACTCCGCCCGGCAGCACCGCCCCGCTTATCTGCTGCCCGGAAATGCTCATATCAATGCTAGACGTATCAGCAACTGTCGCGGTAGCGTGACTTGCGGCCACGGTTGCAGCAACTTCCGCATCGGTATTCGTTGCGCTTATTCCATTTGTCGCGCCATCAAAAGCGACAATGTACCCTGGAATACCATTGATATTTGCGCTGCCAGCTGGGCCCTGTGCTCCATTGGATCCTATTGGCCCTTGTGCTCCTGTTGCTCCTGTTGCTCCAGCCGGTCCGACAGGCCCCACGCTTCCCGGTTCTTTTCCTATCGCCGCCACGAGCTGAAACCATGATAGCCAATCATGTCCTATTGCGCTTTTGTCGCCAATAAAAAATGGCGAATGAATAGGCGGAGGAGGCAGCTTTATCATGCTGTTTCCTGTTCAATTGTCACATGGCTTGCTATCAGCACGCGCTTTACAGGGTCGGAAATCACCATTTTGAAAACCCTGTTTCTGCTTGAACCGAGTCTGTGCCAGTGCATGCGCGTATAGTATTCGCCTATTTTTCCTATATCTTCCCATCGCTCACCGTTCCACGTGAAACCACCGTCATCGCTCCAGGAAAGCATTGCCTGCGGACTGCGATAAATATCTACCGTTGTCAAACCTGAAACAGAAACGCCTGTAACCGTAACTAGTGGAGTAGTATTTCCATCAACGCCCCGTGCATCAAAACCTATTGCGCAGTTGGTATTTCCGATAAGCGCATCATGGCTATGGTTCCAATCAATAACACTTCCGCCCGATCCGGTTGCCGTCAAAGTTATTTGAGGATAATCGTCAATTCCGATAATACTTGCAACATACGTAGTTGACACATTTGGATTGACTGAAAATGTACTCAAATTTCCAGAGTTAATATAGTTTTCACTTCCATCGGTTATCTGATCAAGCTGCCAGTAATTTGATACCGAAGTTGCGTTATATGCATACTGTGAAACGATGGAAATGCGATAGCAGGAAAGCGTTGCCCCTGACCCGCTTCTTCTCAATTCAAAACACAATCGATTTCGATTTGTTCCGCTCAAAGGTTTGGGCGGAACAGCAATAACTGCCGTTGCTGTAATTGCCATGTCATTATGCACAGCATTTTTGGGCGTAATATATCCGAAATACGGCCCGTCAGCTGAGCTGTTCGTTTGTCTCCCCAAAAATATTAATGCATTAGCCATATTAACCTATCACCAAATTTGTTCCGTATGTTCCTTCTGTAACGTCCCAGGTGTCGTCACCAGTAAAAGCCCCTGTCGAATAACTTGAGAAATCATCTGTAAACAATACCCCGAATGGTCCTTGCGTTATCTCATGCACACTGCCGACGCCTTTTTCCATGTCCGCCTCAAACTCGTAATAGTAAATTCGCTTCATGTTGGCGTGTGCATGCGGCATGCTCCGTATTCCCTGAATTATCGCGCCGTCATCGGTATATGTGTCGAGATCTAATTCATAGAGATTTCCATTTGTAAAATCTCCAACGATGTGTTTTCCGAATGCATAGGTATGGCAACTACCACGGTCGCGCCCTCCGATATTTGTGCGCTCGTTATAGGTCTGTCTTTCGTGCCACAGTCCAGACGCCTGATCGTAGACAAGGGTTCTATTTGCCGTCGGGAAATTGAGAACATAGAAAAAATGTCCTTCCTGCTGATAGCAATAACCGATAGCGTCATCTGAGCGCGACATCTGAGAAATGATATATTCAATTCCGTGAGTGCTGATTCGCTCGGGCTGATATCCGACCGCATGCCAGACTATTCCATGGCCCCGATTGTTGCTGCCCAACCAGAAAATGTCATTACCCTGAACCGCCACGCTTGCCGGTGCTTCCGTGCCGACGTCTATAAATGCATTTGGAATTTGCACGAAAGGAAAATCAACGGCTCCGGCATTGTACCAGACCTCAGCAGACTGCTCGCCAAATAGCCATAGTTCGTTATTTGTTTTAGCTATTGCTACAATGTTGTCCGGAGATCCTTCGGCAGTCGCAAATACAAGAGCATCCCACGATAGTCCATCAAGAAGGCCGCTTGCATAAAATCTGCCGGTATTTGGACTGTTCATCAAGAAATATTGGTCTTTAAATATTACATGCGTGCCGTTAGGACAAAAATCCGGTATTTGTACGAACTCGTTTGTAACCAAGTCGAGAACATATCCGGCAGTGCCATCAGCAACGACAAGTTGATTACCCGCGCGGCCATTGTCCGCCATCGTTATGGCCCCCAGGACTGTCAGCAGGCTTCCCACAACGGTATAGCGGCCGTCGTAATAGACTTCGCATAGAGTGCTGCCAATGGCCGCAAACATTCGTCCGTTGGCCGTAGTGTGCAGACATCGCGCAGCGCCCGCCACTGCTATTGTGGCAAAGCGCGCCTTGCCGGGCACGCCGATAAGCGCACGCACGTTCTTTGCTCCAGGGCCCTCCAGCTCCGGGTAAAAATTGATGCACTGCTCGCAATCAATTTGCACGCTGCGTGCAGGAGAAAGGCCGCCAATAAATCCCAAATCGACTGATTGTGTCATAATAAATTCAATTTACAAAAGAAACTTGACATTAGGGACTAGGCCATCCAGTCCAGATGCAAAATCTTCCGCTCCCCGCAGTCAGAGCGCTATCAAATTTCATCATTCGCGGCTCATTATTTATCGTCCGCAATTGGTTTTTGTGCTCTTCAGCCCGCTTAATTATCAGCGCGCCCACTTCCGGAGGTGTCCCATATTGCGGAATCAATTCCGCTGCTAGGTTATAGCGTATCGTCTGTAGATAGCCAGGCGGCAGTCTGATTGTTTGCGTTAGGCCGGTGAACGATGCGAATTGCATCCACACGCCCAGATAGCAGCGTAAAGCCTGCGCCGGTACAGGGTAGAGAGAAATCACGCCCAGCGGATAATCGGGCACATACATGTAATGTGTCGGGTAGCTGGTTCCAAAGCCCTTGAGCGGCAGATCCTGAAAAGTTTTATGCGTCATCTGTCGCATAACGAAATCAATGTTCAGCGTGCCCCCGCCACTTGTCCGGCAAAAGGCATTTTCGATGCGCTCAGGCCTATCATCAGTTGTCGTGTCCCATGTGCCGCCCGGTCCTATCGTATAGGTCTGCGTATTCGCTGTCACCGCAAAATTTATGTCCTTTATCATGTACAAAAGAAACTGTTCAGTTTTCCATTGGTCCATCATCATGTTCAGTGTCTGCAAAATGTCCTGTGCCTCAGCATCGCTCAGCGCGTCGCCAACAGCGTTCACATTCAACAGCGTCAAACAACTTTCAATCATGGTCAATACGGTCATTATGCCGCCTTTTTCTTATCTTCTTCAGATACGCCATTTTTCAACAGATATTCGTGATAGCATCCCTTTGTACCGATTTTGCCGAAATGCTCAAAGGCAATACGCGGATCGCACCATACCTGAATGCCTTTTCGGTTCGCATCCGAGCAAAAGAAAACATCCTCACCTATCCATCGCTTATCTTCTTTATCAAGTCCGATTGCAAAGCCTAATCCCTGCCGAAAAAAACGATATGTCGGCGTTTCCTCTTTGTTGCTTGGCTGTTCAAGCCAGTTTTCGTCCTTCATGGCCTCAAGCGCTGCCCGCGTTATCCGCATCAGGCCAGTAGGCACAAAATGCGCCTTGATTATCCCATGCGCGGGATCGCCAACGGGAATGGCATTTTCATCCAGCATAATGCTTACTGGGAATGTTGACTTTTTTGGATCGCGATAAGGATATGCTCCGCCGATAATATCAACCGGCCTGCTGAGCAGCTTCAAAATTGCATTGTTGTCAAACGACAAATCGTTATCAACAAACACCATGTTTTCACAATTTGACATCAGGAATGATTTGCACAGTTTGTTCCGCGCATTCTCAATGTAGCAATCTCCAAGAACGGAATCTATAAAACATTCGTAACCGGCCTTTTCCAGGACACGAATATTATTCAACAAAGACATGCCTGTTTCAAGTGCCATTTTTCCATCGTAAGCAGGTATAGAAATGTAAACCTTGAATTTATTGAGTGACATTTCCTTTTTTTTCCTTATTTTCTTTATCTATCCAGTAAGCATCTAGCCTCCTCTTTCTTTCAATATCTTCTTTGGTAACTTGCCAATCTAAAATTCCAATCAAATGACCGTTTTTGTTTTTATATAACATTTTCTATCCTCTTCGCTTCCGGCATGCTTCTCAGGTATTGCGCGTAATTCCCTTTGTACTCTTTGAATCCGTAATGGCTGATTGTACAATCCGGCTCAACCCACAGCTCGCCGCCAATATCAGTCCAGCGCTTGCAAAAGCTTGAATCCTCCCCAAGCGGCGGAATCCTACCAAAAAAGTTATATATCTTTTCTCCATTTTCATCGACATAGAAATTATCGGGGCATTCCTTTGTAAGCCGCTCGAACACCTGCCGACGTATTTTCATGAAGCCCGTCGGAACGAATCGAGCGCTTATCAAACCGTCCTTGCATTTTGGCGGGCCAACATGCGTTATCCTTCCAGCTGCATCATACGTGTTCTCGTATCCTTCTTCGGTATTCAGCACGCATCCCCAAAAATCCCATTTATTTTTACAAGGATATCCTGCCCCTACGATATCAACCTCGTGCCGTATAATATTTTCCAACGACTTGCAATCCCACCCCATATCGCTATCGACAAATAGCAAATCAGTGTATTCACTTCTCATAAACAGGTTAGATATTTTATTTCTTGCCCTATCGATGTACGAATCTCCCGACAGTTCCCAATAATCAACATCAATTCCGGATTTCATTAATATCATTATTGTTTTTACAATAGATGATATGTACGGAGAAAACCCCTTCATTTCGTAAAATGGCGTAGCAATCAATAAGCGCATGGTGTCAACCATTCGTAAGCATATTTTAATTGCTTAATTAATTCTTTGATAACTTCCGGCATATGATATAAATTCGGATCAATTATTTTAATTCCGCCGGGTATTTCTGTTTCTATACTACCATTCGTGCACGCATCAAATGATACAAATACAAACCTACTGCACCCCATCATAATCCCTATTATAATCGCAACAATAGCAGAAAAAGTATAGGGATGCAATCCAAAATCTTTTTTACAATCGAATACGTATCTTGGTTCATAATCCATAAAAAGCAGGCCCGATTCATATTTGTGAACAATCAGCGCGGCCTTTTTAGGGATTATTTTACAACTTTCACATGATTCGTTTGGACATTTTGCACAAGTAGCACACCCGTCTTTTTGCATTGAATAAATTTTGTTTTCAAATTCAATTTCTTCAATTTTTATCAATGCTTGATTAAGTGTAATTATAGGCCCATTTCCAATATCGCTTTTTTTGAGATATGCTAAACTAGGGCCCTTGCCTATAATCCAAACGGTTTCCCCTTTGTGAACTCCCTTTAATTTTTGTATGCTTTTTGTCATTTGAAGGGAGGGGAATTTCACCCCTCCAATTTTCTCGTTATCAGCTTATCAGCCAATAGTTACGGCAGTTCCGCCAGCGATAATCCCGACCTCTTTTAAAGCCGTCAGGATGCTGTCCACAGCTACAACAAGCGCGTTTGCCTGCGTGCTGGTGTATCCAAAAGGCGAGCTGCTGATAGAGATCGTTGTACCGGGACTTGTGATTGCCGCTGCCTGATCTACAGGCGTAATTCCGTAAAAACCGACAAGCGAAGCCGAGGACTGGCCGACAATCGCGCCATCCGGCTGCTCGCATCCAACCATTTGATACTGTGTCCGAGCGCTCATAAAAGACTCCTATTTGTTAACTGATATTGTTAAGAAATTGCCCCTGCCGAAACAGGGGCTCACCACTCACTCACACCTATGCACCAACACCAATAACGCGGCATGACCACTCAGGCCTCAAATCAGCAAGACCAAAGAAAATGTCAAGCCGGTTAAGCATACGCGCATTGAGTGTGTCATAAGCACGCACAAAACGCACGCTAAAACCGTCCGCACTTGCGCGGCCCGCCATGTCAACGCCATTCGGAATTATCAGCGGAGCCGACGCAAACGCAAACGCTTTCTTGTGGAAAACAAGGTCGTTGCTGTATGTGTAGCTCGCCGTGCCCGAACCGAAATGCGTGGCGTCATTGATATCACTCACCGCTCCGCCAGGGAACGCACTGCAATTCTGCAAATAACCCGCCGCGCTGCTGAAATACACGCTTGGCGCAATCGGAAGATTTGTGGTCGTCGCAGTTGCGGTGACAGTGCTTGTAACCCTGAATTGCTTCAGATATGGCAATGTCTGCTTCGTCTCTGGGTTGCAGTCATAGCAGCCAGCCACAGTGAAAATATCGCCTTCTGTAAAGCTAGTCGCATTTAGTCCAGTTATTGTCATGGTGCTTTGGCCCTGCGTAACAATCGCCGACGCAACAGGCGTAGTTTCAGTGCGCGATCCGCAAGTATGAGCGGTAAGGATCTGGCTCATGTACCAATTCATTCCGGCCATATTGCTTATCTTGCCGGTTTTGAACATTTCACTCAGCTCTGCCTGCGGATTGAATTGCAGCGGCGTCAGGCCGCCGATCATCGCCGCCTCAGTCGCGGGGCAGACAATGCAAGCAATGTCCCCGTCTTGGGGCACGGTCTGATCATTCAACTTGCGCTTTGCATTCAGGAAATAGCTGATTGCATTCGGCTGCGTGCCGCCGAGGCCGGTAAGGCGCGAAGTATGGTTCTTTATCCATGCGCCTGAAACCTTGTCAACTTCCGATGCAAGCCGCTTCACATTCGGCTCAATATAGCGCTTCACAAAATCGTCAACTGACAGCGCCAGATCCGCATCCGGGAAATTCAGGTCAATGCCGCGAACCGTATCAACCGTGAGGCTTGCATAGGTTTCGGTCATGTCCTGTTGGCTCATTGCCCACGTGCTGCGAACTGTGCCGATAGGCGGTTTGCGGATTTGCAGAGTCGGGCCTATTTTCTGCCCATCATAGCCGGTCTGCGATCCAAAATCAGGCTCATACTGGAGATCCATGTTGCGGGTAATGACCACGTTATTGTGGAAAATGTCAAGAGCGGCCCGCGTAAGCTCTTGGCCGGTAATTAGAGTCTGTGACATATTATGTTACTCCCATTTGCTGTTTAAATTTTTGTGCTCTCTCTGTGCGACGCCAATCAAGCCATTCTTTATCAGTCATTTTCGCCGGATCTACTCTCGATGCTCCGCGATTGCCGCCGATAGGTTTGATAGGCTTTGGCGCATCAGATACTTTTTTTGCTTTTGGCTGTACAGGAACTTTCGATTTGCGAATGCCCGCATGTATCTCGACTAGTTTTTGCTCGAATGCTGCCGGACTGCTCTTTGACAAAAGCGACAATTCGGAGGCTTCATCCGGGTTCTTTGTCAGGTAGTAGAGAATGTCCTTACCATGCTGCAAAGTATTTACCGCATTAGCCAGCGTCGGAATATGAAAATTCAAATGCCCGATGCTGTTAATGTCGAAGTCCTCATGCTCGAATTGCGTCTCTTCAATTGCCCGCTGCATTTCGTTTGCGCTGCGCCGAGATTGCGTTTCCTGAAACTTCTGATTGGCCTTTGTAAATTCCGCGTCATCAGTAAAATTTTCTTTCACGGGAGGCGGAATCTCCTGCCCCTGCTCAAAACGGCGCTCAAGCTCTCTGGTTTTCTTTGAGAGATGATCTATCGTTTTGCGCAAGTGTTTGACAAGTCCACTGTCTTCGCCCTTTGGCTTTTCATCCGCTTTTTCATCTGCTTTTACTTCCGGCTTTTCTTCACTCGGAGTCTCAGACGTTGCGGATTCATCAGCCGTCTCTGCCGGTTTTTCATCGGCAGGCTTTTCGACTACGATAGTTTCCTTTTCGTCAATTGGCTGTTCAGACTGTTTCAGTTCCGTTGGCATTCGTTGCTCCTTTTGCTGTACTCTCGGCATTAGCCGCCGGTGCTTGGCTCATTGTTTTTATGCTACTCTCAAGCTCCATGAGCCGTGAGCTGAGGTCGTTTATTATCTCCGCTATTTGCGGGTTGTTTTCAAGAACGTGAGAATGTGCGGCCATGCCGATTTCATGCGCGTTGTCAAGATGCGCCTTTTCAAGCTCCGCCTGCGTTTTCATCTGCGTGACAGCAATATCTTTTGCAAAGCCGCTTTGCTTTTCCTTCACAGCCGCTTCAAGTTTCTGAATATCGGCCATTGCTTGCTCAATTACCCCTTGTAAATCCTTCTCTTTCGCCTGAAATTCCTGCTGCATTGCCTGCACTTGAGCAACTGGCACACTCTGTTGGTCTTTGTTCTCCATCAACTTCGGATCAATCGTCTTTGCAAAACGCTCGACTACATCCGCACCCATGCCGACGTTTTTCGCAATAAGATCACGAGCAATCGGGTAAATATTCGGATCGTTCTGTCCCATTTGAATCAGGTTGTCCGCAACTTCCTGCCTCTTTGACGCATAAGACGGCCCGGTATCAACGACAACGCCGTATCTGCCGGCATCGAGATGCCCGAAGTGCTTTTTTCCTTCAACGTCACCCTCAAGCTCGCTATTAATTCTTACGATTTCATCGCGCATATCTTCGCCCATGATTGTTATCTCACGCTCCGTATCATAAACTTCCGGAATCATGGCAACAACAACGCGCCACGTATGGCACATGCTCTTTGCGAGATTGTCCGGGAAATGGAAATTCGCGGTATCGCCTTGCCGCTGTCGTGCGCGAATTGCAACGCCGCTCTTTTCGTTGCCTTGCGCCCCCAGGGATGCATCGAAAACGCCGGAGGTTGCTTTAATGCTGTCTATGTACTCGCGCTTTGCTTCTACAATCGCCGTAGAGACCATAGGCGGCTGCGAGCGCTGCGGGGGTGGTAATACTGTGCCGCCGACCATGATCGGCTTGTACTTGAGCACTGCTATGTTCTGGATGTTTGCCGCGGCCCATTGATCCTCATATCCATCGAGCTGGTGTTCTGCAGCAATGTGCGGCGCTTTTGGTGCAAGCGCAACAATTTCCATTTCCTGCGCCGAATAATAGTTGACCATGCGCTGAGGATCTTTACAGTTTCGGATTGCGCTTTTAAGAACCACCTGGCCCTCGACGTTAATTTCTTCACCGAGCACAGGTATGATCGGCAACCACTGTCCGGGAAAGTCGCCTTTATCGAGGACTGCGCCTTGTGTGAGCAAACACCATTTAACGCTGCGCTTATCGACTTCTCTTTCGTCAACAGAGAGAAAGCCTTCCGGTATCTCAAACGCCGTTGTGCCGTCGCTGAATTTATACAGAGTTTTCTTTTCATGCTCGATATAGAAATATTCACAGACTCGAACCGTTTTCTCCGTGAGCCATCCAGATGACCCGTTGCGCGTGACAAGCCAATCCGCGATAGGAAAGCCCGGATAATCCTCCTCAAATTCGTCCTTGGGAATATCCCGCCATGCAAAACAGTATTCCGCATCGCTGAAATCGAGTTCCCGGCACAGATGAATCGGGAAAAAAACGGTAAACGGATTAGATATACGCTTTATCTTTATCTCTTCATCAAACGTCTGATCGTCAACATAATCAGTCGCTATCCGATGGTAGCCGATTGAGCAGCGCACAGCGCTTTCAAAACTGGTGTCAAACGCTGTTTCAGAATCGCTATCGTACTGAATATGGCGGATAATGCCAGTGTATAAATCGGCCTTGCTTTGTGTCGCATCTGACAAGGGCCTAACTTTTCCTTGCGCACGGTTCTGCCGCTGGTCGTTGCAAATTTTATGCACAACTGCGCTAATGCGGTCATCCGTGACAATCGGACGCTCCTGTCCGGGAGTGCTGCGCGTGCGCCGCAATTCATCCGGCCACTGGTCAACGCAAAATTTGAGATCGTTTAGAGCGGCATCGTAAACATCGCGGTTTGCCGTCTCGCAGTCCTTGAACCGCTTCAACGCCAATTCAAGCAAGTCCGAATCTTCAGCCGATATTTTCTTATTGCGCTTTGCCATATTTATTTTCTACAAATAAAAAAAGGAACCGAAACGGCTTTTAACCGCCACGGCTCCCTTTAGGATGACCGACAGAACTATTTACTTATAAGAATGAAATCGATGCCTTACCTTATTTAGGCAATTTTTGTGCTGCTAAGCATATTAGAAAACATTTACAAATAGTAAGAGGCGTTAATAAATCTAATTCCAACTCATCATTGCACATATTGACTCACCTCTATTTTCGCGACGTCACGGCTCCCTTAAGGATTACTGTATAAACTGTGACACCTCAATCTTTGCCACGCCTCCGCTTCCGTCAAGGTGCAGCGTCATCTTTGCCTTTTTCTTTTCGTCCTTCAGCCGCTTCAATTCTGCAAAGACGCGCTGGGTCTTGTCAGTATTCAGCGGATTATCATGATAATGAAAACAATCGTCTTTCACTTTGAGCCTATCTTCCTGATTGCCGCCTTAATCATGCGCCGGATTGCGCTATGATTCTTTATGCTCATCTCCGCGCATTTCTTGCGCACCAGCACGGATATTTTCTTTTCGCGGCCATTCATTTCTTTTTCTTCTTACCTTTTCCGGCCATGCGATTTGCGATTGCCCAGGATTGGTCTTTCGGGTGTCCTGCTGATAGCAATTCCTTGAAGTTGCGCTGCATCACTTTTCGGCTGCTGCCCTTCTGTAACGGCATTGTCATTCTCCTTTTTTCTCTTTATCGCGGCCTGCATAAAGAATTGCGCGTTCGCATTCTGACTCTGAATAATAAACGGCAAATAGCTCATGGTCTATCTACCGAACATCGCGAAATCTAAATTTGACTGCCTGCTGTATCCGCTCACGACGGGTCTTTCCTTTATCACAGTTTCCGCAAATGTCAATGACAGCGCATCGGCGCAATCAGGCGAGGACAGCCCGCGCTTTTTCATGTCCTCTTTGCGCTCTAGTTGAATCTGCTGTTTGTTACTGAAACCATACTCAACGCCGGTCAGCTCTTCATTCAGTTCATTGTCATTCGGCAATTCAATTCCCGCTTTTATTGCATCGCGCATGTTGCCCCATATTTCAGCGCGCTTGTTGTAATATTTTGCAGGATCATTTGCTGAGCATGCGTTGTTTACTTCGGTGACCCTATCTGGCGGAACCAGTGATTTCACTCTGTCAACAACACCACCACCAACGCCGCCGCCGTCTATAAAAACCATGTCTGGCCTACGCTCTTCATACAGTTCTACAATTCGTCCCGCCGTTTGCATGGTGTCAATTCCGCGCCACTTAATTAACCGCTCGACTTTGCGTCCATGCCTGATACAAACAACGTTCTGATCATCACCGAAGCGCGCAACATCAACGCCGAAAACAAGCGCGCTTGACTCGTAGCCCTCTGCTCTATAATCGTCGCACGCATCAACGATATCACTTGCTATAAATTGGTTTGAACCGGCTCGCGGGAATAGGCCGCGCACGCGCACGCGCACAAAGTCGCTGTCCTCTCCGTAATCATCAATCCATCGTTGCAGTTGGTCCTTGTCCGCGTATTTTGCTTCGCGGCTGTCAATCTGGAATGTTTTCCAGCGGTGCTTAAACTTGCCGAAACATTCCGCGAACCGTCCAGTATTGCGCGTAGGATTTCCATACACGCACCATTTTGCGCCTGTCGTTGTCATCGCGCCTTCTGAAACATCCCATATCACATCAGCGATGGCGCTTGCTTCATCGAAAAGATAGAGCACGTGCGTTTCGTGCGTTCCCGCAAACGCTTCAGAACGGTGCTCAGTCCATGCAAGCGCAGAACAAAACCATGTGCCAGGCGCGGCTTTGAGCCAGAACCGCGACGCCGATATTTCAAACCAATTTTTATTAGCGGCTGCGTTATTTACTTTTGCTAGTTCTCGCCACGTCTTTGTTTCCAGCTGCGGTTTTGTGTTTGCCGTCACGACTATTTGAGGATTCGGCCTTGTCGCCATAAACCAATGAATCTTACTGACAACCAGCCGCGTCTTTCCAATTCCATGCCCCGATGAAACTGCTATTCTCGAATTGTCAACAGTGGCGCGCAAATCTTCTGCCTGCCAGGTATCAGGCTCGAAATTGAGAATATCAACGCAATACCGAACCGGATCGCGCTTATATGTTCTTGCAACTTCTTCGGGTGTCATTCGTTAAAACCCTTTTCGATTTGCGCTGCTATCGAAATATTTCCGCTGTGCTCAATTTTTTCAACTGGTGGATTTTCATGTTGATAAACTGAAAAATCATGCTCCATAAGAAATCGCGCCGCCATAAAACGTGTGCGCGGGTCGGCCGTTTTATCGTCACGAATTTGGTTGAGAAATTTTTTTGACTGTTTAATTTCAGCGTTTGAAATGCGATGCGAAGCGAGTTTGAGCGCGCAGGATTTAGCGATTGAGCGTTTGATGCCGTT